ACCGGCGAGCGGTATCTGCCCAAAAAGGCACGAGAGAAGTTGACACCTTCTGAATACGCGGCAACCACGAGAGCCAAGAGAGAGGGGATGCGAAAGGGCAAGCAATTTGTCTCGCAGCCTGAATCAATCAAGAAAAAGGTGTGGTGATGGCGACAGCAGCGGTTATGACTTACGATTCACTAGCGGCAGATATCTCGTCATATCTTGAGCGAACCGATACTGCCACTCTTGAAAAAATCCCAACTTTCATCATGCTGGCAGAGCAAATCATCGCCAGCCAGATCAAGTTTTTGGGCAATCTGATGGTTGCTCAAAGCACGATGGTCGCAACTCAGCCGATCATTGACAAGCCAGCAAGATGGCGCAAAACTGTTTCCATGAACGTGGTGGTTGATGGAAAACGTGAGCCTATTCTGCTGCGAAAATATGAGTATGTGCGCTCATATTGGCCTGACGCAACGGACACGGACAAACCAATCTTCTATTGCGATTACGACTACACGCACTGGTTGATTGCGCCTACGCCCGATGAGGCGTATTCCTACGAAGTGCTGTATTACGAGCGGCCACAACCATTGGACTCCAGCAATCAATCAAACTGGTTCACCCAGTATGCGCCCCAGGCGCTTCTGTACGGCTCACTCTTGCAGGCGATGCCGTTCCTCAAAAACGATAACCGGGTTCAACTTTGGCAGTCAATGTATCAGCAGGCGATGGACATCCTGACTGCTGAAGACAAACTGCGGATTGCTGACCGTCAAACCATCGCGGTGGATTCATGAGTTACAACAGCCCATTTACAGGAAACGTCATCCAGCCGACGGATGTTTCGTTTCGCTCCATCACTTTGTCTGCCAACACCCAGTTGGCATGGCCTATTAACGGGAATGTTGACGGAGACTACACGGCCAGGATCATGGAGGTCACGGCGACGGCTCCTGGGCTTGAGTTGTGGATGCCTCCCGCAAATCAGGCGTCTGTCGGCCAAGATGCGCTGATCCGCAACATCGGAGCAAATTCGTTTGATGTCAGGACGTTCAACGATCAAGCGGCCATCGTTACGATTGCGCCAAGCCAAGCTCAGTACATCTACATTGAGGACAACCCAAATACGTCTGGCTCTTGGGGCGTCATTGCGTTCGGTGTCGGTGCGTCCAACGTCGATGCAGCGACTCTTGCTGGATACGGTCTTCTGGCTCTGAGCAACACGCTCAATGTGAGTCATCCTGTTACAACCTTCGCATCGAACACAACGGCCACGGCTGCTTTCCGCGCACAGTCCTATGTGTGGATTGGTGGAGCGGGAACATTTACGCTTCCCTCTTCTTCATCTCTTGGCAACAACTGGTTTATGTTGCTTAGAAACTCTGGCAGCGGAACGCTGATTGTTTCGACGACTGGTGGAGACCTTTTCAACGGCTCTACAACCGTGAGCCTGCAAGCTGGTGATTCGTGCATCATCGTTTGCTCTGGAACTGCGTATTACTCTGTCGGACTTGGGCGGGCAACGCAGTTCAACTTCACGCAGTTGACATACCCCGTCACCAGTGGAACGTACACATTGACCTCAAACGAGGCGTCCAATGTGATCATGAAGTTCACTGGAACTTTGACCGGCAACGTGACCATCATCGTGCCAGAGACGATTCAGGTCTATTACGTTCAAAACGCCACGGACGGGACTGTCAACAACTACACGATCACGCTCAGAACTGCCGTGACCGGAGCGGCTGTTGCGATAATTCCATCGGCGCAGCAAGCAACCTTGATTTGCGACTCCGTCAATATCGTCAACGCAAACACCATCTTGGCTGGAGCTTCGTCTATCAGCTTGACAGATGGCACTGTTGGCGCACCCTCGCTTAATTTTGGAAGCGAGCCAACTACGGGCGTCTATCGAGGCGCTGCTGGTCAATTTGACATCTCTATCTTGGGGACAAATCGCTTCACGTTGACTGGCTCTGGCCTTGATATCAATGGCACCGGCAACTTCACGGGCGGCGTATCCGGTGGGGTGTTCCCATGACAGAAAAGGTCTTTGCCCTTGACACTAAACCCGGCATCCAGCGTGATGGAACAGTCTTCGACAAGCTGTTCTACAACGATGGCCGCTGGGTGCGTTTTCAGCGTGGCAGGCCCAGAAAAATCGGTGGTTATAGAGAGATTTCCGGTCAACTGAACGGCCCTTCGAGGGGCATCTGGATTGACCCCAAAAACGGATTCAACAGCGTTTTTAGCGGCTATTCTGACGGTCTACAAAGGCTTGAGATTGACAACAATGGCGTTGGCGCTGGTGTTGCGAGTTTCACGCTGTCAAACTTTACTGCCAGCCCCTTGAACCTGTGGCAGTTTGACGGGTTCTATGATGTGTCTGGGGCAGGAATTGCATCGCTTGTAGCTCACCCTGGCAGGAACATCGCTCAGATTGATGCATCGGCAAACTCTCCTGTTCTGATCGGAGACATTGACGGCACAACCATGAGCCAGATCGGCGTTTTCACTGACACGATCACGGCCACTGGGACTACAACCGTGACGACGGCCACGGCCAATTTGCTGATTGGGGCGGGTCAGACGGTCACCGGCTCAGGCATACCTGCCAGCACGACGGTTGTAAGCGTTTCTGGGACATCTATTGTCTTGTCCAACGCCGTACCGGCCAGCACGGTGGTTGCCACATTCAACAACAACGTCAGCGTCTCTGGTGGTGTGGTGGTGCTGCACCCGTACATCTTCGTTTATGGCAACAATGGGTTGATCAAGAACTGCTCGGCTGGAAATGCTCAGGACTGGGTTTCTGCCGACGCAAACGAGACCAACGTAGCCAGCGGGAAGATCGTCAAGGGTCTGCCGGTTCGAGGTGGCTCAAACGCACCTTCTGGGCTGTTCTGGAGCCTGGACAGCCTGATCCGCGTCTCTTTTATTGGAGGGTCTGGATCGCCCCCTCAATACTGGCGCTATGACCTGATTTCGAGCCAGTCATCCATTCTCTCAAGCCAGTCGGTCATTGAATACGACGGAATTTATTACTGGTGCGGTACGGATCGTTTCTTGATGTACAACGGTGTTGTCAAGGAAATACCGAACAACATGAACCAGAACTACTTTTTTGACAACCTGAACTATTCTCAGCGTCAAAAAGTGTGGGCGACCAAGGTTCCGCGGTACGGCGAAGTCTGGTGGTTCTATCCCCGTGGAGATTCTACGGAGTGCAACGATGCCATCATATTCAACATCCGAGAGAACACTTGGTATGACGCTGGTCAAGCCCCAGGCGCCCGCAGATCGGCTGGTTATTTCTCTCAGGTGATCAGCTACCCCATCATGTCTGGATGGGACGAAACAGTCGCTCAAACTGTCTATTCAGGATCGTTTGATCTGGTGTCTGGGTCTCCATATTTGTTTTCGTCCACATACATTGTCGGCCTTGATCCGAACCAGACGATCACGGCAGACGACATCCCTACGGGGACAAGCATAGCGACGATCACATCGAGCGGTATTGATGCGCTGACCAGCCTTATCGGCGGCTCTGGCTACGCAAACGGGTCATACACCGATGTACCGTTGACCGGCGGTAATGGGTTTGGCGCGACTGCCGATATCACTGTATCGGGCGGTGCTATAACTGTGGTGACCATCGTCAACCCAGGCGCAACGTATCAAGTGGGAGACGTTTTGAGCGCCGATGATGCTGATCTTGGTGGCGGTGGCGGGGCAGGATTCAGTATTGAGATTGACACCATCTGGACTCAGGTCATCACCATGACCGCCAACGCAACGGCCACAATAACGCAGACGGTTACGTTTGAGACACCTGCTGGCTTGATCAGCCTGTGGCAGCACGAATACGAAACGGACGAAGTGAAAGGGCAAAACCAAAATGCAATTGACTCGTACTTTGAGACATCTGATCTTGGTTGGGTGGCTGGAGGCCCAAGCGAGCCTGCTATGGTCGGCCAAAACAATTGGGTGCGGGTTGAGAGGATTGAACCCGATTTTCTGCAATCGGGCGAGATGCAGGTCTATGTGACTGGCCGACCGTATGCACAAAAAGAAGACGTAACGAGCCAGCCCTACAACTTCCTGCCTGGAACGGGAAAGATTGACATGAGAGAGCAGCGCAGGGAACTCAGGCTCCTTTTCCGAAGCGATGTTCAAGGCGGCAACTACCAGATGGGCCGCGTGATCATCAGTGCTGATTTTGGCGATGTCAGGGGCTTCTAATGACCCTTGCTCTGGTCTATGATCCGAGAGGGCACACGTTTGATTCTTGGGCAAGCCTCATGGTTGAGGCTTACGCAGCGCAGCAGCTTGAGATTCCAAACGAGAGGACAGATTGGAAACTTTGGGGCCAAGGACTTTTGGCGATTGACATCTTCACCAATGAAGCCATCCCCAATCCAGCACTGTTCGATGACTGGCAATTGTGGGCACAATCTTTGGTCAATGCAGTAAATCAGCGGGTTTGATATGAGTTCTACTGTATTAGATTCAACAAATACAAAAGTTTATACGACTCCACGCAAGGAGTCGGAATATGTCAATCCTTG